TAATTACTATAGATACAATACACAGTGTTAAAGGTGGAGAAGCAAATCATGTAGTGCTTTATAGTAAAGGTAACTATCCATCGGACTACGATAATAAAAACAAACAAGAAAAAAGTGATGAACGTAAAGTTTGGTACACTGGTGCAACTAGAGCAAGAAAAACTTTACATTTATTGCGAACTGACTATAAGTATAACTATCCAATTGGATCAGATTATTTAATTTATGTACAGGAGAAAAATGACAAATAGTGGTTTATTAGAAGAAGCATTTCCACAATCAAAACAGATTGGCGGGAATCACTACAAAGATTTTCACATTCAACCTTATGAATTTATTTCAAAAAACAATCTCTCATTCTTCCAGGGCAACGTTGTAAAATATGTTTGTAGATATTTAGGTAAAAATGGAATTGAAGATTTAGAAAAAATAAAACATTATTGTGATTTAGAAATTAAAAAACTAAAGGATACTGATGCCAAGTTCAAGAACAATAAAAAAACAAATAAAGGTTGATGGAGTAGGATTTACTCTTGAGATATATCCTGCAAGAGAAGGATGTTCTGGTACTGAGGGTCCTTACTGGGAAATATTTCCAGAAGATTATCATGCAGCATTATTTGCATTTAGTAATAAAGATAAGTTAAATAAGTTAATCGAACAAAAATTTATTAATGATAAAGTGCAAGGACTGCAATAAGAAAGCAGATATTATTGAGGATAAAAAATATTATTGTGCAGATTGTTATATAAAATTAAAAAACATACCAACGAAAGAAGAAACATATGAACGGACTACAACTAACACTAACATTTAAAAAATCATTATGGAATACTCCGAGTGAGTATAAAGATTTATCTAACGCAAAAGAAATAGCTATCGACTTAGAGACAAGAGATGATGGTATTAATAATAAACTTGGAGCTGGCTGGGCTTTAGGTAAAGGTGAAATTGTAGGGTTTGCAGTAGCAGTAGATGGTTGGAAAGGTTACTTTCCATTTAATCATTTAGGTGGAGGTAATATGATACCTCAACAGGTTAAACAATATATGAAAGATGTATGTGCACTTCCATGTAAAAAAATATTTCATAATGCTCAATACGATGTCGGTTGGTTACAAGCATCTGGGATAGAAGTTAAAGGTGAGATCATAGATACAATGATAGCAGCTGCACTTATAGATGAGAATAGATTTTCATATGCATTGAATTCATTATCCGTTGATTACCTTGGAGAGATAAAAGCAGAGACAGAATTAAGAGAAGCTGCAGCAGCTCATGGTATAGATCCTAAAGCAGAGATGTGGAAGTTACCTGCAGAACATGTCGGATATTACGCAGAGCAAGATGCAGAACTAACTTTAAAATTATGGAAAAGATTTGAACAAGAAATTAAAACTCAGAGTCTAACTACTGTATGGGAAATGGAGATGCAATTGCTTCCAATCCTAATAAAGATGCGTCAACGAGGAGTGAGAGTCCAAGTGGAAAAAGCTGAAGCATTACGAAAAGAAATGATGCACCAAGAAAAAGAAATACTACGGGATATACAGAAAGAAACAGGAGTAGAAATAGATATCTGGGCACCCCGCCAGATTGCCAAAGCTTTTGACAAACTGAAGTTAGACTACCCACGAACCGAAAAAACAAAGGAACCATCGTTTACACAAAATTGGTTGATTAATAATAAAAACAAAATAGCACAATTAATTGTGAGTGCAAGAGAGATCAATAAATTTCATGGAACTTTTTTATCTTCGATCATGAAGTACCAGGTCAACGGCCGTATTCATGGTGAGATCCAACAACTTAGATCAGATACTGGAGGTACGGTATCAGGCAGACTCAGTATGTCTAATCCTAACTTACAGCAAATACCTGCTAGAAATAAAGAGTTTGGCCCCAAGATAAGAGGATTATTTATACCAGAGGAAGGCTACCAATGGGGTAGCTTTGATTACTCGCAACAAGAACCACGGATGACAGTCCATTATGCATCATCTTTAAACTATGAAGGCTCCGAGGAATTGATGGAAGCTTATAAAAATTCTAGCGCAGACTTTCACCAAACAGTAGCAGACCTGGTAGGTATTGAGAGAACTCAAGCTAAAACAATTGGACTAGGCCTTATGTATGGAATGGGTAAGAATAAGTTAGCTAATTCTTTAGGAGTAAGTAAAGAAGAGGCCGATGAATTGATTGTAAAATATAATAGGAAGGTACCTTTTGTAAAACAACTATCTGATAGATGTATGCTTAAAGCTGCTAATGAGGGTGTGATTAGAACTAAGAAGGGTAGAAAATGTAGATTTGATATGTGGGAAACAAAAGACTTTGGCCTACATGTTGCAGAGAAATATGAGAATGCTGTTGCAAAGTATGGTGCTAATAATATTAAAAGAGCCTATACCTATAAAGCATTGAATAGATTAATTCAAGGATCCTCAGCTGATCAAACTAAACAAGCTATGTTAGATTGTGTAAATGCAGGTCACTTACCTATGTTACAGATCCATGATGAATTGTGTTTTAATGTAAAAGATGAAGCTCATGCTAAAGAGATAAAAGAGATTATGGAAAATACTATTAAGTTTGAAGTACCTTCTGTTGTTGAGTATGGACTTGGAAAGAGTTGGGGTGATGCTAAATAAAAGAAACACGGCTCACGGAAACCAGGATATGATTGCTTATGCAGCAGGATTATTTGATGGTGAAGGTAATATTAATTATGCACAATACAAATGTAATAAACCAAACGGTAAAATTTATTTAAAATGGAATGTGGCTATGGAAGTAGCTATGTCTGATTTAGATTGTATTAAAAATTTTTATGATATTGTTAAGGTTGGTAGTATTCATTACAAAGGTATTGGCAAAGGTAGTTTAGCTAAGATACCTCAGTGGAGATGGAGGTGCTCTCATCAAAATGCATTAAAACTTGCAAAGTTATTTATACCTTATTCAGTTACTAAAAGAGAAAAATTATTAAAGATTATAAATCATTACGAATTTGGAAAGCCGACAGAACCCCTAGGAAAAAGATAAACTTTTTAACTACAATAAAAACTTAAGCTTGTGCTTGTAAGTTTTCTTGTACATCCTGATACTTGATCGCATTTCTTTTAGATCTAATATCAGATTCTATTTGAGTCATCCCTGTATGAACACCACCATGTGTCATTAACTCAGATGACCATTTGTTTTCGAGTGCTTGTAATTCTTTAAGCAGCTCAATTTTTTTAGGACTCATTTTAGTTCCTCATAAGTTATGTGAACCCTTTTGTTCCCGGTGAAACCATCATTGATAATTTCAACGTTACCTTGGTCCACTTGTTCTGACACCTTTAATATCGCTTGCTTTGCATTATCAGCTTCGACTACTTGGTCTATACTGCTTCCTCCCATGTAAGCACGGATACGATAAGCTGTCATGAGATATTATAAGATATTTTGAAAGAATGGTCAACATTGTAGCCTTGGCTGTCAATAGCTATACAATGTACGTTATAATCGGCCATAGAGCCCCCAATTTCTTCTATTTGTCGTTTCATGGTCATTCCTATATGTTTTGCTTTAGAACGACATCCTGGGCCATCTACGAGGTCATTTACTATATATTGGGTGCACTTGATACCCATATCTGGTGTATTTAAACATACACTACCTAATAGTATAAACTTTAGAATCATTCTAAACAGTATTAATACCTTGGCACACAAATCGTGGACCAAGATGATACTTCTCTATATCTTCTGGTGGGAAAAATTCAATAACTTTTTTTGTAGTATCTAATCCTGTAATTATACACTCTCTCCAGGTATCAAAGGTTTTAGGGTATTGAGTATCGGGTAAACAACTACCATCAATGAAAGCGCAGACTGTATATATTAAAATAAATTTCATAATTAATTTGACATTAATTCTTATCCCATATATTTAAGATGACATGAAACAAAAAAGTAAAAGTCCAATACTCAAGTCTATCATGTCTGATATCGATCAACAATTAGCAAGCATCCCACTGTATGAAGCAGATGGAACGCCAATTGAAGATTCGATGCATTTAGATATGTACATAGATGGTGTTGCTAATATTAATTTTACGGATGAGATTAATAGAAAACATTATCCAGTAAATAAAACGTTAGCGACCATTTTAGTATTTGACGAAATTGAAACAAGAAAAAACGAACCAACCAAGGAGGACATGCATGGATAATGCAAAACCAAAAGACATAATGCAACAACTTGATGAAGGCATCACTGCATTAGGTACAGAAGTAAAAGAGCTTAGATTAGAAAATTTTAGACTTCTAACTAAACTTAACCAAGCAAATACTCAAATGATGATTATTGAGGATGCGATTAAGATGGTTAAAACTTTAAGTGAAAAAGAAATAGAAGACTGGAGAGTGAATCATTATAAAAATGATCCAATTCAAAAGCCTTTAGTATTAACTAAAGACATGGAGGTAAAAGATAATGGACATAAATAAATGGAAATCTGTAGCCATTAACATTAAAGATTACAAATTGTTAAAGGGTCTTTGTAAAAATAAATTCAGAGCACCTGGCGCAATGATATCTAAAATGCTTCAAGGTTACGTAGAACACTTAGCTAAGAAAAATAAAATTAGTGTAGAAAATTTTCGTAAACAACTTTTAAATGGAGAAAGTAATGATGACGGAAAGCGATCTAAAAAGAATTGATACTAGAGTGAAGGGTAAAGAACTCTTCACTATAGAATTAGACCATTCAAATAACACTCTGACTTTAATTGTAAATGGTGAAATGAGAAATACTATTAAAACTTTTAAAGCAGAGCCGTTGTTTGATCGTATGTTAAGAATAGCTAAGACTAAATTTTTAGCCATGAGGAAGTTAGAGAATTAAATGGATAAAGAATTAAAAAGAATACAATTTAACTACGACAAAAATAGAAAAAAGAAAATGACAGTGCAGATTCATAATCTAGTTAATTATATTTCTGGCAGTAGAGCAATTGAAACTTTTTGTTCTGAAATAATTCGTATGACTAACAATCCGTATATCAAAGATGATCCAGAAGCGATTCTTTTAAATTTAAAAGATTACTGTAATGAAAGATTAAAGTTTGCAGTTGATGAAAAGACCAAAGCGTATACTGAATTATCTGCTATAAGAAAGATTCTTAATATGAAAGATGATAACTTTAATGAAGAGGAGCTTCCAGGATTTAAACCTCTATGAGACAACCGTATAACGATAATAACTACCTTTTATGGTGGGTAATTGCAGCAACAGTCCTATACTTTCTTATATGAAATTTTATTTGACAATTAATCTGAGCAATCTAGTTTTTAATTATGAATAAAATAAATCAACGAATCAGGAGACAGTAATGAGTGACTATCGAGTAAAAATAACAATTAGGAATGAACGTATCTTAAAGTTAATTGAGGATAAAGGTTACATAAGTGTAAGAAGTTTTGCAGAAAAAAATTATCTGCCTTACCAACAATTAACAGAGTTAGTGGCTGGCAAACTAAAACCTTTTACTGAAAAAGGTACCTTAGTTGGTGTTTGCGCTAAGTTATTAGAAGTTCTTAATGTTACTTTGGAAGATTGTTTTACTGAAAGACAACTACAAGGATTCAATAAAAGATCTTTTGAAATTAAAGTTAAAGAAAAAGATCTTAAACAAATTGTTAATCCAACTAAAAACCAGGAGCAAAAACTTATTGAAGAGCAGGCTAAGATTAAGATTAGAGTTGCAATTGAAAAAGGTTTGAATCCTAGAGAAGCTGCAATATTAAAAATGCGATTCGGTTTTGATGATGGCCATGAGCATACCTTAGAGGAAATTGCTCAAACATTTCATCTATCTAGAGAACGAGTAAGACAAATCATAGGTAAAGCTCAAAGAAAAATGAAACATCCCCAGGTGATGAGTACTATCTTGGGCAGTGGGTTAAAAGAAGCTTTTGACATTGTTGCGCCTAAACATTTAGTTGAACGATCTAAAAATTTTGTAGATTTAATAGAGAAAAAACATGGTTTAATGAGTCCTGAAGAATATTTAGATCAAGTATCTGGATGGAATAATAAAAAATTAAATTAAACTACTCATACAACGCTTATCAAAGGGGTTGGGGTCATTGATCCCATCCCCTTTTTTCTTTACAATAAGTACTTGCAACACAACCTAAAATTTAATATGAATAAATTAACTGGCAAATCCGCAAAGTGTAAAGACTGCAAAGGCCTTGGTTATATTAAGACTACTGCAGGATATTACACTGAGTGTATCATTTGCAATTCATCAGGAACCACGCTCCACGGACCAAACGGCATAACAAAAGAAGCCGAACAAGTATTATTATTTAAAATTGCATTGGATTATATAAATGGCAA